CGACTTCCTTTCCGGCTGTGATGCGCAATGTCCCGGTCTTTAGCGGCGCAATATCCCTGCTCGTTGCGAGTAGGTGATCCGTAGCGTCATGCACACCGGAAAAGGCTGCCTCTATCGCGGCTCCTCGTTTGCCCTCAAGAAAGCGGTATATCTGTGTTGCATCGAAATTAAATCTCACACCGGTCACCTCGCTCCCATCCGCATCTGATCGCGGAGTAATTTGATTCCGGCCTCATCGTATTTCGGCGCGCTGTCTTGCTTAAACCCGGCCGCATTACGCAGGCCGTCCGTATAGCTCCGGAAGTCCTCTACGCTCGTCGAATGCGACATGACGTTAACGTTAAGCGCGTCCAGCGTTTCACCGGCCTTGCGCCGTGTCTCCGCTTCGAGTACGTCGAGTAAATCCATAACGTAGTAGCCGCGCTCGAACTCAACTTGCGTTTTGCCCAGGCGCACGGCTGCGTCGATAAAGAATTGATCTAGCGTTATTCCGCGCTCATCACTGCGTCCGCTGCTTTGTCCAGCGTTTGCGTCAGTTTTAGAGCGCCTTGCACGTTTTTTAGGAGTCCGCCGAAATCGTTCACGCGCGCAACGGCGACAAAGTACGCCATTAATTCGTCCGGAGATACGTTCTCGTTGATCCACGCGGGTTCCAGGTCCGTCAGCACTGCGACCACGTTAACGACGTCGTCGATTGCGCTCTCTACGACCGCAAGCAGATACGGTATCCGACTGTCTGCAGGCGCGGTCACTACGCTGATTAACAATTGCGGTAAGTTGCCGACTACGCTGTACAATTCGCGCCACTGGCCGATCGTTACTTTGCGTACCTTAACCGCCTGGCCTCCGAGGATGATTGCGGACGGGTCTACTGCGGGAATATCCACTTTATCTGAACGCTTAAATAGCTGCATCATTTTCGCTCCCTATAAACAAAATAGAGGCGCAGTTAAGCGCCCCTTTCATTTCATGCGTTGCTTACGGAGTTGCGGTAATTGTGTCGTCGCCGAGGATGAGGATGACGCCGTCTTCGTCCGGAGTCGAACGGAGTGTTACGTTGGTGATGCGCTCGTTTTCGTTGTTGAACGAGTACGACAGGTCCGTTTCCGAATACGCTAGTGGCAACGTGAGCCAGTAGTCCGGGTCCGTTCTATGCGCCAACGGCTTGATTACGGCAATCTTAGCGGTATCCAGCAGACTCACGCCTACTCCGGTCTTAAGCAGGACTTTCGATCCGCCTGTTCCGGTAACCACCTCTGCGCCCGCCATGATCTTCGGAATGACGTCGATCTCGTACTCGGCAAACGGTACGGTGACGCTGACGTTGCGGCCAGTAATGCGCTTATCGACGATGGTTTCGCCGGTCTGATCCGTCTTTTGCTCGCGATACGTAGTTTCCGTATTGAGTACCACGCCGCCGATCGTAGTCTCGAATGTAACCATTGTCCCGCCCGTACCGTACTCAACGATTGCCGGGCCGATCTCGATTTTGCTAAAGTCTTGAGCCATTCGTTATTTCCCCCTTTAATGTGCGTAACAAAAAGAGCCGCCCGATTACGGACAGCCCTGCGTTATAGTGACGTTGTTAACGTAAAATTGACGGAGTATAGTGCGCGGCCATTCTCGTCCGGACCGAGATACCACGGCGCAGATTGATCCGATAGGCACTTGACCACGCGCGTACTTCCGAGCATAAATTCCGCCTTACCATGCAGCGCCGCAATCAGCGCGTTACCTTTCACTTCCGCGTTCACCGCCAGCTTAGCGCGTATAATCACCTGGAACGCAGGATACGCAACGGACGACCACTCGCGAGGTGGAGGTCCGCCGGTTATCCGCACATAGGCGCAATCATCCGGGTTAGCCGCGATAAACTCGTTCCCGACTACGGTAATGCCCGGCATTGCAATCCGGACCGCTGCGTTGATATCCGCTAGTGTAAGCGCCATTATACGTTCACCTCCGTTAGAATTGGCCGACCGCTCAGCATCCGTTTTACACCGATGGTTAATGGATCGTAGGTCGTCGCGTCTCCTAATTCGTTGGTATACGTAAGTGTCGCGTCTAAGCCGATATCCGCCAGCTTATCGAAGTAAAACGTACCGATGCTGACGACTTCGGCTCCGTATTGATTACGCACAAGTTTTACGCCCTCTTGAAACCGGCAGCGCAGCGTATAAGGGACGCCAGGTATCGGCGTATTATAGTCCGGATCGAAACCGCCCGCCGGCGTAATAGTAACGAGTTGTTTGAGCGGTACCAGCGCCATTACATCGTCACCCACTTAACCGCGCGCTTACCGAGCTTAACGCCGTTCTCCGCGCCGATTAACGTGTAAACGACGTCAGGAATTAGCGCGTCGAGCCCCGTTTTCATTCCGTCCTTAAACGTAAAATTAGCTACGCCGGTCAGTCCGAAGCTCGCTACGCCTTGTTGCTGCAGCGCGTTCGTATCGTTAAACGCGATCGCCAGCGCGTTCGCATATTCGTAAACCGCCGCGTCCGGTATCGTATATTGAGCGTATTTGTCCGTCAGCGTCCGTCCTGCCACGTTAACTATCCGTAGTTTTTTGGCGTCATCAGCGTCAGTCCAATCGTCAACCAGTATACAGTTCGCGTTGATATACGTTGTTGCGTCATTTACCGTAAGAGCCACGTAAACACCCCCGTTATTTAGCGGAGGTATTCGCGGAAGCCTTACGCGGTTTAGACGTTGGCTTAACGGGTTCCTCCGGCTTTTGCTCCGCGACTGCTCGCGGTTCCTCCGTTTTAATCGCGTCCTCTAAACGATCGAGTACGGCGATCTCGTCTGCTGATGTCGCTACGTACTGGCCGCCGCTGAACTTTCGTTCCAGGCCGCCGACGTAGAACGCGAGTTCCGCGTATCTTGACGTGTACTTTGTCATCGTTAACCTCCGTTACAAACGGGAGCCCACGTTAGCAGGCTCCGTTGTATTTGCGGCTGGAATTACGCCAAGCCTTTAATGCGAGCGAACGCTTTTTCCTGTTCGAGCTCAAACGTGTACTCGCCGACCAGGATTCCGCGAGTGTAGTCGCCCTGCTCTCCCAAATATTTATGGAAGAACTCACGGCCTTGCAGCGGGCGAATCTTCATGCGGTTAGTATCGCAGATGAACAGCTCGCCGGCGTCCAGGTTGTTGTTGAGCGTGATATCGAATTGACCGAAGTCAGTTACGAATTTCTCTACGACTTGACCGCGTGTATTTTCGCCGCGAGTTAGCAGAATCTTATTCGCGTCAACGGCGGACAGGGCGCGTTTTTGCTTCGCGCTTACGCACAGGCAGTAGTTACCGCCGGCTGCGAAACCACCTTTTTCGTAGATGGACTGTGCCGCGTTATTGATCATATCCGGAGTCAGTGCAGCGCCTGAAGCGTTTGTAACGTTGGTCTGTACGAAGCTGCGCAAGCCCTTCATCTGACGTACATTGCCGCTCTGATAGCCGATACCGCCGATGATCGCCTTTTCCAATTGCAGCGCGAGTTCAAGCTGTTTCTTTTGCTTTTCGTACTCATACAGATCACCAATACCGTACTGAGTAACGGCTTCCGCTGTACCGGTTACTTCGATAGAGTCATCGAAGATTTGCGTGTAGTTGGACTGTGGAGTACGCGCTTTGTAACGTGCGGCCCGTGCGTCTGCGCCTTCTGTGCCTTCTACAAATTGAACTTCGATCTTTGCGGCGTCGGCGATTGCGGCTGCAGTAGTTCCAGCGTATCCGCGCGTAATAGTCAGCGTTTTGGTACCGGTATTGATTGCGGAAACGTACAACAGCTCATCCGCGATCTTAACAACGTGACCTACACGGAAAGGCTCGACGTTAACGACAACGACCGAAGTATCACCGACCAGCTTAGCGCCGTTAACCGTAGATTCGTCGCCAAAGATTTCATCCTCGAACCATTGGTGCGTAGTCTGCGTTACTGCATCGCTAAAACCGAGCAGGCTCAACATTGGCGTAGTGTGTGGGTTCAGCAGCAGCAATTCGTCGACAACGGAATACTTTTTACCGATCATATCGGCTGTGTAAATTTTAGACATTTAATAGTTCCCCCTAGTTTTTGGATAGAGTAAAAAGGCCGCCCATATTGGACCGCCTCAGTAAAGCCGCTATTATTTTTCGAGTTGAAGCTTAAGCGCCGAGTATGCCGCGCGGTCTTCCGGTTTGCCGGACTTGCGCGCCTTCTCCGCAGCTTCCTTGAGCATTTGTTCCTTCGTCTTGTCCGGAACGTTATCGCCACCACTTGCGCCACCAATCGGTTTAGCCTGCGTCTTCTCAACGAGATAAGCGTGCGCAGCGACCAGCGCTTCAACCGCTTCCTTTACGCCGACTGCGTTCCCTTCGTCATCAACTGTTACCGCGCTTAAATCCGCCAGTTTCACCGCAGCCGCTAAACGGTCAGCCGGCACGTTAGCCTCGCGCGCAAGCGTCTTAAATTCAGCGTTAATAATGCGTTGATTAGCGGCGGTCTCACGCGCTGTGCTACGGTCCTCCGCTTCCTGCGCCTTCTTAAGCGCTTCGGCCTTCTCCGCTTCCAGGCGTTCGGTATCGGACAGTTTCGCTTTCTCGCGGTCAGCCTCCGCTTGTTCTAGCGCGGTAAGCTTAGTCTTGATATCGTCATAATCTTCGCGGCCTTTACGGTCACGCGCGAGACGTTCGGCAACAATGCGGTCTAGATCCGCTTGGCTGAACGTCTTATCGGCCTCGGGCGGCGTTGGGTCTGGCTTCGGATCAGCCGGATCGGGATCGCCTTCCGCAAATAGCTGCAGATTCATCGGATATCTACTTACGTGCTCATCAATTACGTTAGTCATAGTGTCTCCTCCGGTTAAGGTCCGTCGACCATCGTTTGTGTGACGCGGGTTGCGTCAGTAACCGTAAAGTTTATCGCGTCAATTCACGTCTGGACGCGGAGCCTTATTGCTCCATTTATGCTGCAAGTAGTTCCGGAGTCGGCGCTGTGACCGCGCATTCCGGGATTGTGTTACGGATGATTTCGATAGCTTCAATACATGGGCGCGATCTGCGGTTACGATCGTAATAGCCGCGCACATAATTCGTAAATACTGTGAACTTACGGTCTAGGCGTAAACCTCTTGGCGTATTGGCGTACATAAAAAAGCACCAACGCAAGGCGTCGGCGTTCGATTTGGTAGTTAGTGTGTACAGCGGGCTTTTACGGCCTGACTGCCCTGCTGGGTGCTCTTTAAGTGTTGTGTTTATTCCTCTCTTAGATAACGCTGACTGCATGTCTTCAAAGAAGCTCTTTGTAGCTCCGCAGATTAAGAGTTGAAGGTCGTTCCATTGTTTCCCGTGTTTCATATTTCCGTCACCTTCGAATACGCCTCGCGTAAAGTCCCAGAATAGGTAGTCTGGAACATCAGGTATTGAAGTATTGAACGTCTTATCATTTCTAGCCATTCCGTGTGTGAATAAATCTTCTGTCATGCCCTTACGACATACCCGAAGGTAAGCGAACTGTCTACCATCCTCCTGGACCCCTTGAAAGACTGGACCGGTAAACCGCATGACGTTTTTAATCTTTTCAAGCACATCAGTATCATGGGATTTAAGCATTAAGCGAATCTGACCGCTTTTCTCATCGACAGAACCATCTGTTACCAACCAGCCAAATACCCACGCGTTTTCTCTAGTCCATTCCTTAAAGAAGTCCTCGTTAACGCTGTGCACCTTCCGGACTAAGTCTCCCAAATCAACAAACCCCTTCGGTTCGATTCCTTGAGGGAAAGCCGCGCAGAGCGTCAAGGTCACGCCTTTTCGGTGATCAGCCTATCGCGGCAAAAGAAAAACCGCCCTATTCAGCGGTCAACAGTTTTGGGTCTCGTATCGGTGTAATTACGTGGCGACAATTCGGCACGCTGTTGTCTCCGGTTTCCCGAAGTATCGGACTATCCCATGGCCTCGAAAGGCCCCGCTATTATAGTCTCTGCACGTCCCTGCCTACTTTGCGATTGCGATTAACGCGAGCAGGTTTCGCTCAGGATTGCCATAGCGCAAGCGCCGTAGGGTTCCCTGAGTTTAAGCGGTTATTCGATGCGGATCACTCCGCAAAGCCACCCGTTTGTCGATGGAAAATTTCGTTACGTGGAAGGTCCGCGAAATACCGGTAATCCCCCGGAGCGTCCGGCGTCAGCTTAACGATCGTTCCTTCGTAGCCGCGACACTTATCTATCGCGTTATGACGCGAAATCACTCCGTAGTAAGCGCCGCGACCGACCGCCTCGTTTACGGCCGCCTCACGGTGCGTTGACGCCATTTTCGTGCGCGTTACCATCTTGACGTATACTTCCGGTTGCCACCTGCGGCCGGCTGCGTCGATGATTCCGGTGTTCACCGCATTACCTAACGTGCCTTTCATCCGCTGCAGAATGTCGGCGTTAAGCGTTCGATTCCCGTTAATCCCCCGCGTAAGGTTAGCACGCATTGAATCGGCGGTAGCCTGGCGCACGGCCAGCTTAACGCGGCGGTCAACGTTTTGCGTAACCGCTAATAAATCCGCCTGTGTATCCGCGACTGCCGACGCTACAAACTCGCGGTTAATCCGGTTAAACTTAACGATCTTCTCCGCGTCCTCAAGCGTAGACGCAGCGCCGAGGCTGACGATGGACCGCGCGATTCCGTCCGTGGCGGCCAGCGGTACATAGCGGTCGACCCACGCTGCGGACTCCGTATTGAGTCCACGCAAAATATCCGCAACCTCGGCGAGCGTAGCTTTCGCATTCGCGCGTGACATTGCGGTTAAGTCTAAACGTGAGAGTTCCGCGCTAATCGATAGCAGCGCATTCTTGTAGGCGCGGACGAGCAGCGCAATTTCGTAATCGTACGTCGGGTCCGGAATCAGCGGTATCTGCGCCGTCATTCGTTAAACACCGTCGATTCGACCGTTCCCAATGTACGCTCCTCATCCGCATCAATCCGCGTAATGATTTCGGCAGCCTGCGCGTCGTCAACGCCGTCGAGCGTCTTCACTGCGTCGTGTACGGATTGCGTAGGCTTGCCGCCGGTACGGATATTAGCGACTTCGGCCGCTTCCTTTTCGTCAATCGGAAGTCCGTCGCGCCAAACGATACGCGGATAAATCGGTTCGTAGGGAACCCACCCGTCTACACCGCGATTTGCGAAGTTTTCGAGTTGCATCGCAGTCCATATAGCGTCGCGGAGAGCGCGGTCTACGTGCGCGCGGATGCGGTTGACTTTCGCGAGGATCGGCATAAAGCGCGCTTTGATTGCACCACTGTCCGTATGCGACGTGCCAGTTCCGCCCTTATCGTTGGCGAGCGTTGTTCCGAACAGCCATTGCGGAGTTTCGCTCATTTGGTATACGATGCCGAGTAAGATGTCCAATTCCTTAAACGCGGATTCGAGCTGACCTTCCCATACCATATAGCCCGGAGCCTGGTCTTCCTTGCTGATCGGTATGTAGCGTCCGCCTCCACGTAAAGCGCCCGCCGCACTGTCGCCATCATCACCGAGGTCTTCCGGACCGTACATCCACGGATCGCTGTGCTTCCAGAGGATATAGTCAATCTGAGCCAAGCGTTCGTTAATCGCGCTCAATACGCTTTCCAGCTTCTCTACTCCGTTGATTCCTTCCCAGCGGTCGTCAACGCTTTTGTACGGAATATGGCGGATTAAGAGCTCCGGCGTACCCGTCTCAACTACGTCAACCTCGCGTCCGGTAGCGATCTGCTCGCCGATAAGATACGTAGAAATCGGCACGCCCCACTCGCTATTAACGCCGGCTTCCGTCAGCTCATAACGCTCATACACGATGTAGCCCGGCACATAGCGCTCGACTACGAGGTACGGCACGTATGACGTTGGCTTTCCGTAGAGCCAGCGCACAATCTTACCGCCGGGTTCTTCGACCCAATCGATCCACGCGACGTTAATCGCGCTGAATTTCTTGCGGGAACCGCGCGATAGCTCCGGAAATACGATGTTTGCCGGTACCGCTTCGATAATCGGTTCTAAGCGTGCTTCTGGCGCAGTCAAACCGAGTTCTTCCGTTTCAGTCACGTCAGCACGCGAGGCAAAATACGTTTTCAAGAACGAATCGCCGCGATAGCCGCCGCCGATCGTGAGTTCGTGCGCGGTCAACGTGAGGTCGTTCTCTTCGACGATCGAGTCCAAGCGCTCCTGTTCACGGCTGCCCGGACCTTTACCGCTCTCATACGTTGGTGGTTCGCCAGTAAGCAAATCCGCCGGCTTCGTTAGCAATATGTCCATCAAGTTCACCGCGATGAATAGCGTCTTAAGCTGCGCGGCGTGTGGCGTATCTTTCAATAGCGACGACGCGCGGTCGTAAATCTCCGGATGGCGACCGTCGAATATCGTGCGGCCACGTTTATAACGAGCCAGGCGCGGTATATCGCGCTCCGGCGGGTAAATTTCGCCTGTCGCAAATAGCTTCGCCAAATTAGCGTCCTCCTTTCGTTTTACATTCCTGCGGGTTTACTGCGTACCTTACGCTTAGCTTTCGCGACGTTCTCGACCGCCATCGACAGCGCATCCGCCGAGTCAACGTAGTCGCCGCGAGGAAACTGCGCTAATTGGTCGAGTAGCATCGTATGGCCGGCGTTGAGAATGAGCGTTTTATTATGGAATAGCGGTTCGAGCGCTTCAATACGCTCGTCTTTGCCGGATTTATGCGCCTTAACATCGTTTAGCCGCGTTTTAGATAGCCCCTCGATGCGCAACCGCTCCTGTAGCTGGCGGTAAAATTCGTGCTGCGCGTTAATCGTCTCAACGCTGAAAACGTGATGCTTGAACGTTCGAATCCGCTCGACAATTACGTCGAGTATCTTGTG